GTCGGCGGGTTCCTGCTGTCGGTGCCTGCAGGCATGATCGTCGTCGGCGCTGTCGTGCTGCTCGTCGGGCTCGACCTCGAGGGTGACCGCTGATGCTCGGCGGCATCTTCCGGCGCGACGAACCCGGCGGCGAGGTTCGCGACACGGTCAACCTCGCTCAGTACGCCCACCTGTGGGCCAACGACCTCGCCTACTCGCCGGTCACTGTGTCGACGTCGACGGCGTTGACCAACGCTGCGTGTTCGGCGTGCATCGACCAGTTGGCAGCCTCGGTGTCGGCCCTACCTGTCGGGGCTCACCGCAAGGTCGGTGAGGAACGACATCCGGTGACACCGACGCCGGCGATCGTGCGTCGCCCGTCCGGCCTGGTCGCGACCGACGCCTGGCTCTACCAGTTGATGTTCTCACGACTCACCGACGGCAACGCTTTCGGCGAGATCGTGACCTACGGCTCTGGCTCGCTGCCGACGTCCATCGAGCTGCTGGACCCCGAGACGGTCATCGACCGCCGCATAGAGGACGGCGTCCCGACGGTGCTGATCGGCGGCGAGCGCCGTGCGCTGTACCCCTACGGCGACGTGTGGCACATGCCCGGCCCGTTCCTGAAGCCTGGCACACCGTTCGCCGACTCGCCGGTGCAGCGTGCCCGCGCCACCATCGGCGCCGCCATCGCCGCCCGCGACTTCGGTTCGCGGTTCTTCGGTGAGGGTGGACACCCGACGGCACTGGTCACGTCCGATCAGATGCTGACCCAGGAACAGGCTGCGGGCATCAAGGGCGTCGTCCAGCGTGCGCTGCGTCCTGGTTCGCGTGAGCCGCTGGTCATGGGCTCGGGCCTGTCATGGCAGCAGATCCAAGTCTCGCCCGACGACTCGCAGTTCATCGACCTGATGCAGTTCACGATTCAGGAGGCGTGCCGCTTCTGGCGTGTGCCGCCGTCGATGATCTACGCCGCCGTGTCGGGCCAGAGCGTGACCTACGCCAACGTGTCGCAGGCCGACCTCGCCTACCTCAAGCACAGCCTCGAGTCGCACCTGGTGCGGATCGAGACGGCGTGGACCGAGCTACTGCCCCGCCCGCAGTTCGTGCGGTTCAACCGCAACGCCTTCCTGCGCTCCGACCCCGTGACCCGCTCCGAGGTGCACGACCGCCGGCTGCGCAACAAGACCTTGACCGTCAACGAAGTTCGTGCCGACGAGGACGAGCTGCCGTTCGACGACCCCACGTTCGACGAGCCGGGCATCCCCGGTGTCGACGAACCCGCCGGCAGTGCCGATCCTGCCCCAACACAGGACGACCCTGAAGATGACTGACGCTCCCAAGGCACTACTCACGCGTGCCGTTGCGTTCGAGTCCCGCGCCACTGACGACGACGGGTTCACCCTCGAGGGCTACGCCGCAGTGTTCGACAGCCCCACCGAGATCAACTCCTGGGAGGGCAACTTCGAGGAACGCATCGCCCCCGGTGCGTTCGCCAAGACGCTGCAGGAGCGCAAGCCGGTCATCCAGTTCGACCACGGTAAGGACATCGCCACCGGTTCGGTGCCGATCGCTGCCATTCAGTCGATCAAGGAGGACAAGCGCGGACTGTTCGTCAGTGCCCGCTTGTTCGACAACCCGCGGGTCGAGCCGATCCGCCAGGCAATCGCCGGCGGCGCCATCGACGGTATGTCGTTCAGGTTCCGTGTCGTGCGCGAAGAGTGGGACGAGTCCGGCTCACTGCCGGTGCGCACGATCCGTGAGGCCGAGCTGTTCGAGCTCGGGCCCGTCGTGTTTCCCGCGTACGAAGCCACCAGCGTCGGTGTGCGCTCACTTCTCGCCGAACTTGACGAGGACCAGCGCACCCGACTGCTCGCCGACCTCGGCGTCGACGCCGCCCGTTCGGGCACCTCGACGCCAACACCCGACGCCGCCCCAAAGGGCACCTCGGGTCCACAGGGCACCGATCCCGGTGCCGTCCAAGCACTGGCCGCCGCAGCGCGTGCGGCCCGACCCAAGAGGTGACACCCATGAAGGCACTTGACCTGGTCCGCGCCGAGATTGCGGCCATCGAAGAGCAGCGCGCCGCCGCCATCGAAGAGATGGAGACGATCGCCACCACCGCAGTCGACGAGGTCCGCTCGCTCGACGCCGACGAGACGGCCAAGGTCGAGGCACGCCGTGCCGAGATCGCTGGCTACGACGAGAAGCTGGCCGAGCTCGACGCCCGTGAGGCCGAGCTGGTCGAGATCGACGAGCGCACCAAGGCCCGTGCGGCCCGCCCGTCGCTGCAGGTCATCTCCAAGCCGGAGCCGACCGACGTCGTGCAGGATCGCTCGGCGACCCCGCAGCAGCTGGCCGACGCTCTGACCCGGTCCCTCGAGGACAAGGTCGACGGCGCCGAGAACCTGGATCACGTCCGCAAGCTGGCGCTGCGCCACAAGGGTGACCGCGAGTGGGCGCAGAGCCTGATCGTGCGGTCCTCGGACACCTACGAGTCGGCGTGGGGCAAGGCCGTCACCGGCCGCGGCCACCTGCTGACCTCGGAAGAGCGTGCCGCCCTGTCGACGATCACCAACGCCAACGGCAACTTCCTGGTGCCGACGCACCTGGACCCGACGGTCATCCTGACCAACTCGGGCTCGTCCAACAACGTGCGTGCCATCTCCCGCGTGGTCACCCTGACCCGCCCCGGTGACACCTCCTGGCAGGGCATCACCTCCGCCGGCGTCACCGCCAGCTTCGACGCACAGCTCACCGAGGTGTCCGACGACAGCCCGACCTTCGGTCAGCCGTCGATCGACACCCACAAGGCGCAGGCGTTCGTGCAGGCGTCGCTCGAGGCGTCCGAGGACATCCCCGGTCTGGCCGGCGAGATCCTGATGATGTTCGCCGACGCTCGCGACCGCCTCGAGGGTGCGGCGCACTGCACCGGCACGGGCACCAACGAGCCCGTCGGCATCTTCACCGCGCTGGACGCGAACACCAACGTCGAGATCGTCTCGGACACCGCTGCGGCGCTGTTCAAGGAGGATCTGGACGAGGTGTACCGCTCGGTGCCGGTGCGCTGGCGCGGTCGGTCCTCGTGGCTGATGAACCCCATCTGGGCGCTGGAGGTCCAGAACCTGGGCACGGCGCTGTCGAACAAGTACAGCACCGACATCACCCAGGGCACCACGGGCACGCTCTACGCCCGTCCGGTGATCGAGTCCGACGACGCTCCGGCGACCACCACCACCACGGTGCGCGACAACCGGATCGTGTTCGGCGACTTCAGCAACTACGTCATCGTCGACAAGCCCGGCAGCTTCGCCGTGCAGTACGTGCCCGTGATGTTCAACACGGCCACCAACCTGCCCGACGGCCGCGTCGGCTGGTACGCCTCTTGGCGGACCGGCGCCGACAGCGTCAACGACGTGGCGTTCCGCCTGCTGCAGGACAAGACCTCGGCCTGATCGAGGTTGCTTCGCGGGGGTCGGTTTCGGCTTGACGGCTCCGACTCCGACCCCCGCACCTGCCGTCCCCACAACGCCGTCAAGGAGTCGTCATGGCACAAGTCCGAGCGACCGCGTCTGCGGTCGTGTCCGTCAACGGGTTCCCGCAGACCGTGCGCGAGGGCCAGCTGTTCGACACCGAATCGGACGTGGTCCGACAGTTCGCGTGGCTGTTCGAGTCGCCTGTGGAGGAAGCAACCGCCGCTCCCGGTGAGCGTCGGCGTGCGAGGAAGCCGCCGCAGTGAACAAGGGCACCGCCGTCGTCGCTCACCTCTCCCCTGGTGAGTGGTCCGCCTGCTTCGGGGCTTCGCTGATCGACCTGTTGTTCTACGACCTGGCGCACAACCGCCGCGTCGTGGGGCACCAGTACGGCCACCTCCACAAGGAGGCCGGTGCTGACAACGTCTACGCGGCGCGCAATAAGTGCTGTCAGGTGTTGCTGGATGACACGCATGCCGAGTGGTTGCTGTTCATCGATAGCGACATGGGCTTTGCCGCCGACACGCTCGACGAGCTCATCCGCTCCGCCGACCCGGTGTCGCGCCCTGTCGTCGGCGGGCTCGCGTTCGCGATGCGCTCCGACGGCGCCGGCGAGATGTTCGCTCGCCGGTACCGGGCGGTGCCGACGATCTACCACATGGCCGACACGGGCGACGAGGTCGGGTTCGTCCCGATGTTCGACTACCCCAAGGACTCGGTGGTCGAGGTCGACGCCACCGGCGCCGCCATCCTGCTGATCCACCGATCGGCGCTCGAGGCCGTGCGCGACAAGTGCGGCGACACCTGGTTTGACCACGTTGCCAAGCCCAAGGGTGATGGCAAGTTCGGCGAGGACCTGTCGTTCTGTATCCGGCTCAAGTCGTGCGACATCCCGATGCACGTCAACACGGCAGTCAAGACGACGCACGACAAGGGCGGGGTGTTCCTCGACGAGTACAGCTACGGGCTGCAGCGGGCCATGCAGGAGCTGTTCCATGCCTGACCTGACCGACGTGCTCGAGCGGGTCGGTGGCCCGATGTCGTTCGCCGAGTGCGAAGCCCTCGCCGATCTTGCCGCCGCCACGACGGCACACGCTGCGCTCGAGGTGGGCCACTACCTCGGCCGCTCGACC